GTCCGTTTAAATAGCTATCCGGCACGCCATAAACTTTTGCAATTTGATCTCTAGTCCAGTCAACTTGATTGAGTAGACTAGCAATATTTCCTTTCATTTCCAACGGTTTGTAATCTTCTAGTGCATCAATTACAACTGGACCATCAGAGTTATGAATTTGCTTTGATATCTCTTTTGATCTAGCAATTCTAGTTTCAGCATCAAGTAAACCACCTTTCTGAATACTTAAAACTGCGCTAGCCGTTACTGATTGTTTTAATGCCTTTAAAGTTAGTGCATTTGAAGCATCTTTAATTTGTTGTTCATTAATCAGTGCAGAGAGTGGAGAAATACCAGTCTTACCACCATTTTTAGAAAGTAAGCGAATATGAATTACATCAGCAGCTGGTACATTCTCCATATATCCAATAGCTGGTTCATCAAAGTTAATGTTATAGATCAATCCTGAACCATCTTGGAGAAGCATTGGTTGAACTTGTGACGGCCTTAAATACTCCCACGAGAGATCTACACCATTAGTATTCTTGTGTCGGTATGCGTAACAATTACCATCTAATAAGAGTTGTGCAAACATCCCTTGCCAAAAACTATATCCATTAGCTGTAACACTAGGATTACTAATAATTGATTGTGATCTATCAGAGTCAGCAGTGTATCGAACCATTGCCAGATCTCCTGATAATTGCATAATCAGTGAGAAAATATCTGAGTTCTTAAGCGCTGTATCTGCAGAAACATATTTCTGTGCTTCGCCACCAGTTAGGAAGTTAACCCAATCAGGATCATTTAGAGAAAAGCCTTGAGAGTGAGATTTATTTAGCTTTAACAGAGGCATTACTTACCACCTCCTTTCTCACCACCTGCTGCGATAAGTTCCACTAAATAACCAGAAATTAAAAAGGCTACACCTCCA